AACGTTGTCGAGATAAGCACCATACAGTTCAAATGTGTCCAATGTGTTTGGTGTGTTTGCACCATTGCCACCATCAAGAATTTCAATTCTTGCTGTGAACTTGTAGTCTGAACCGGATGCCGCAGATGACTGCTCAAAGAAATCAAACTGTTTCTGTAACTGTTCGCCAGTTAGTTTTGAAACTTCGTTGTTGACATCATCTCTTACATTGAGTGTGATAGGATCCCATGTGTGTTTGCCTGCCATGTACACTCTTGAGTTGTATGCTTCAAGTGTGATTTGATCAAATGTAATGTTTGGTCTTGTCACATCAACAACCTGTTTGGTTAGTTCTGATCTAGGAGTTGAAATACCAAAGTTTTCAAGTATCACTCTAAAGCGATACTGTAGTTTTGGCATCAGCAAGCCTTGTGATGCTGATGATTGATCACTCGCTAGTGGTACTGTAAATTTTGATAGTGTTGATACTGCCATTTTGTTTTATCTCCTAGTATGAATATTTACTATTCAATTTCTCCTTTTTGCGTTTGCACCTTTAAAGGTTATACACCCGAAGTTGCAATTTCTCCTGTGTTCTTAAGTCTTACTGGTATGTAGATGAACTCAACTGCTTTGACTGGTTCAATTGCGATATCGACATACAATTCGTTTCTGTCAATTCTTGCTGGTGTGTTGTTTGTTTCATCACACACAACAGCAAAGTCGTTTAGAGCTCTCTGTGCTGTAAGTTCAAGCATGAATGACTCAATTGACTGTTTGATTTCGTTTCTTGTGAGTGCATCATTTGGTTCAAAGATAAATGGTCTTGCAATTTTGTCTAACTGTAATCTTACAAATGCAGTAAGTCTTGCAACATTTACTCTGTCAAGTGCTGATGCTGTGAGTTGTCTTGTCTTTTGGCCAAAACACACAAGGCCTGCACCTGTCACAAATGATATGGGATTAACATTCACAGAATACAATGAATCTCTCAAACCTTCTGCAACTGCTGTGGTTTCAAATTCACCTTCTGAGTTGATGTAACCCACTGATGATGCATTGTCGACCACACCGCGTCTTACACCTGCTGGTGCAAACCATGGAAACGCCACTTGATCATTAAACGCAATTGTTCTCAACATCATGTGTGATGCTGGCACTGCCACTGATTCGCCTGCTAGGTCTGTTGTAAATCCTGATGGATAATACACACCTGTGAATGAGTTGGATGATACAAGACCATCTTCACCGTTGTCAGCTGCGCCTGCTGTGTTGTTTGCCCAGTTTGTCACTTCAGTTGATGTTGGTGCTAATCTAAATGGAGCATCACCAACCACAAATGCAGTTTCTTTTCTGTCTGCATTGAGTGTTTCAAGATTTGAAATCAATTCTGGGTAACCTGGAGCTGCAAGTAGATTGAATTCTCTCTGCTCTTCTCTAAGTTCTGTGGTTGATTCGATAGTAGACTTCATTGCTTCAACAACAATGTTTCTCTGTGCTTTTCTGCCCATGTATGGTGAACCGTCTGCTTTTAAGCCTGACACAGTTACCCATGCATCTGATTCTGTTGGCAGTGTTGGATATGTCACTGTGCTTGGGAAGTTGGTTCTTGTGAACCATTTCTTTCTAAACTCAGACACATTGTATCCTGATCTTCTTAGATTAAATCCAAGCATACCTTTTGGATACAGTAATGGATCTGGCTTGTCTGGGTCAAGGTAAGTTGATGTCAACAAGTCTGTGATTAATGTTTCTTCTGATACAACATCCTTTGTACCATTGTCATGATATCTAAAGTCAGCAAACAGTATACCATCTTGTGATGTTTGGTCTGTGTTGTCTATTTGTACCCATTCTTGCCCTGATGTTTGTGAAGAATCGTATCTGTATAAATCTGGATATGCTTCAAGATCTGATGTGTTCAACCAAATATCACCGTCAACCAATGCTGTACCATCTGTTTGTGTGGTAGGCTCAGTTGCTGAAATGATTGGACCATTTGGATCTGTGTTGCCCAGATTAAATCCTCTTGCATCTGAAGCTACATTTTGATATCCAGTCCATGTTGTACCATTGTGGATAAGAATGTCAACTTCGCCAACAGTTGTGTTGTACCACTTCTGTCTGTCTGCTGGATCTTTGGTTGGTTCATTCACACTTTGAATTGCTGTGAATGTTGTGCCTGTGTCTGGTGTGTTTTCAACAGGTCCCCAGTTTGATGCCAAGAATGCAAATGTTCTGTTTGCTTCTGTTTGATCTGCTGTGGATGAAAAGTCATCTTTGTCGCCTGCTGGTGCAACATACAAGTTTGCAATTTTTTCTTGTGAAAGATCTGAATTACCGCCATATGTGTTTGCATATGTGGCATTGAAACCTAAGTCACTCATTGCTGTACCTGAAGTATCAGAGAAGTAAATGTTGCCACCTAGTGCGTGTGTGATTGTGATTCTTTTTGTTGTTGCATCATAAGCCGCTGAGATGTGTGTGAATCCTGCAGCTGCAATTGCTGTGACAAAATCATCTGCATCAGTGCCACCTAGTGTTACTGTTTTTGTTTCGAGATAGTTTGCGGCAGTTGTTGCTGTGCCACTTGAAATGCCAGTTTCTGCCATTCTGATTGTGTCACCTGAACCCACTGCGTTAGCTTTGTCTGTGATTTTGTTGGAAACAATCTGTGTGGTTGAACCAGCACCTGCTTTTCTGCGGAATGCAACATAGTCGATCAATTCGCCTGAATCTTGAGTTGAATCATCCCATTCTGATTCGCCAATGTTGACTTGGACAAACACATCGTTTGTGGTCAAGTTAACACCGCCACCTGTTCTGTCCAACTGTTGTAGTGCTTGTTCTTGTGTCTTGTACACAGGAGCTTCAACAGTTTCAAACTGTCCTGCTGTTGATGAATATTTCTTGAGTGAAATTGACGCACCGCCATTTGGCTCTGACATTTGAATCCAAACAGAACCTGATGGCCTTGGTTTGGAGTCTCCAGATCTAAATCCATGATCTTCTGTGTGTTGGCCAATGAACACTTTTGGAATGTAGTGTCTACCAAGTTCAACACCGACATCAGTAAATGCTGTGCCTGTAACTTCTTCAAGGATGATTGAGGACACAACTGCTGTTGTTGACGAGTCATCACCAGTTGCTGTTGGAATTGCATAAATTTCTAATTTGCCATTCACTGCTGATGCTGCCACGCCTACTGCTGATCCTGTGATAGCAGCTGCCATTGTTGTGACAGTTGTACCTAATGATCCAATTGTTTGTCCGTTGATTTTGATTTCATCTGAGTTGGTCACAGTTGGGTTTGTCACAGTACCTGCCACAGTTGGATGTGCAGATGACCATGAAGCATCTTTGGTTGCTGATGAAGCTGAACCAACCTGTACCCATGTGTTTGAACGAGTTTTGTAGTACAATCTATTGAATGGATTTGTTGCCACCACAGCATAATCGCCAATTGCGCCTTTGGTTGCCTTTGGTGCCGAACCTGTGACATCATCTGTGGATGTGATGTAGATTGGTGTCTTCACAGTGAATGCTTGTGTGGATTCATTCCATTCTTTTATGCCCCATGATGATGAAGCAAGATCCAGCCAGTAAAAACCATCATTGGGTGTGCCACCAGGTGCATCCGCTGATCCGGTTAGTTCTGCTGTGTCAATGTTTGCTCTGATCACAAAGGCTCTGTTTGCGATGCCCAAGAAGGAGTAAGCGGCTTGGAGACCGTATTCATTCAACTCATAACCTTGGATTGGTGTGCCCGATGCATCTGTGTAGAATGTTGGGTTACCAAATGTTTGAGTGAGTTCTCTCTGTGATGATACTAAGAAAATTTCGTTTGCGTTGGTGGATAGGGTGCCTGCGGCAGTGCCTGTTCCTGTGCCTGATGTTTTGTTTTGTGCAGTGGCAACTACTACGAGTGGCACTGCTCCTGGGATACCGGGCACATAGAATGATTCATCTACTACGGTAACCTCTACTCCTGGTGATATTAAAGCCATTTGTCTTTTACTCCTTGTTAGAAATATTTACCACTTATGGGCTGATTATTACAATCATTTTAAAGAGCGTCAAAAAGGTATGCATAAATATATGCGTGCTTAATGGAAATGGAAACAAACGACCACTGTGTCAAGAATGCAACAGCAAGCCAGCTGCTTACAACTATAGACGTGGCGATAAAATTTACTACAGAAAGAAATGTGATTCTTGTATTAGAAGTTCCAACACATCAACCATCACAACACCAGCATGGCAACGAGCAGGCTATTCCAAGAAGAAGTCATGTGAGATGTGTGGCTTCACAGCACAACATCCCTATCAGTTGGATGTATATTATGTTGATGCCAACATGAACAACAACAATCAATCCAATCTCAAAACTGTGTGTGCTAACTGCAACAGATTGATGCATGCCAAAAAGTCAGGCTGGCGTCAAGGCGATCTCACTGCTGACTATTAATAATTGTTTTTATGTTTTGCTGTAACACCTGAACAGTGTCATTGTTTGCAATAGTATGATCAAAGTCTGCATGTGCCCATGCCCATTCAGATGGATGTGTGTCTTTGGGTTCAACTCCATTGTTTTTGTAATCATCAAACCACTGAGGATTTCCGCCACGTTTCACACACCACACAGAACCACCTATTGATTTGATCATGTTCACTTCGTTGGGGAAACGAGTGTCGGGGATTACCCAATTTGTTGTGGGATTTTCTTGTATTCGTTTTTTCACCAAACTTACCCATATGCCATCATAAAAGCCTTGTCGCATGCATTCTGTGCCAAACACTTGTAGCACATATCTGGGTGTGATTTCTCGGCCCAATTCTTGTGACCAAAATTGGTCAGGGCGTTCACGCCAATCACGAGATTGTGGAGTGACTCCTTCCAGCATTGGTCTGGGCCAGTCAAACATTTCTGCCACAGCATCTTTGAGTTTGTCTGCAAATGATATTTTTTGGAATGAGTGTTGATCAATGAGATAGTCAGCCACTGTGCCTTTGCCAGAACCGATGAGTCCACATATGCCTATGATCATTAAAACAATTATACGAAAATTTTAGCCAATTGTAAAGGACAAAGGTGTGCCACCTTCTGCATAGTTGCCAATTTCTTGTTCCAACTTCTGCATTTCGTTGAGGCCTTCATTCTTGAGTGTGTCGCCATTGAGTGATCCGCCGCCTTGTGGACCTGCAATGGTTTGGAATTTTGAACGAGCCTCGCCCAGTGTGAACTTGGACACAGCCAGTGTGTATTCTCTGATCCATGGTTTGGCGTAGATGTCTGACAATAATATAAAGTCTGGACGATAGTTGTACTGTTCAATCAGCACAGTTTCTTTGTGACGCTGACGTCTAAAGATGTTCAATCTTCTGGTGGGTTGATCCCATTTGAAGTTGATGAAACCACCAAACATACGAGCAACCAATTCTTGATAGCCAGCAAACATATCATATGTGGCCAAGCCACCAATTCTGCCTGTCTGTAGTAGATACACATTGGTGTATGCCAATTCAAAAGGATCAAAAGCAGTGCCACCTTCTGATGATGATGCACCACCCACAGTTCTTCTGTAGATTTTTGTGACATTGATCACTTCTGCTGGTAGAGTGTACTGTGTTTGATTTTCTCTCAGTTCAAGAAAACCATATGATTCTTCCACTGAATTTGATGATCGCTGACGAAACTTGTCCACTGCTGTGGTGAATGCCATTTCATAGTGAGCAGGATCCAATTCCACTTCGATCATGCCATCGCCCAATCGCAATCTCACATAATCAAAGATTTCTTGTTTGGCGGCATTGATTTGAGCGTCTGTAGTAGCAGATAGTCCGGTGTCTGGCATGTGTGTATTTATAGCACCATAAATATACAAAATGCCAAGACTGTCATTATTCAAACCTGAAAAAGGCAATGATTTCAATTTCATTGATCGCAATGTTGGCGAAATGTTTCAAGTGGGTGGCACAGATGCCTATATCCACAAGTACATTTCACCCAACGATCAAGGTGAACTCAATGATGCCACACAGCCTGAAAGATCAGGTGATTCGCTCAACGAATTGGCCATTCAGGACATGCTGTTCTTGGAAAACAGAGATCGCAAGTATGATCCAGATGTGTATCACACTCGTGTGATCTACAATGTGTCAGACATTGATTTTGATCTGTCACAGTTTGGACTGTTCCTGCAGAATGATCAACTGTTCATGACATTTCACATTCGTGACATTGTGGAAGCACTGGGCAGAAAAATCATGGCAGGTGATGTGATAGAATTGCCACACCTCAAAGACGACTATTCGCTGGACACCAACGACACAGAATCGCTCAAGCGATACTATGTGGTTGAAGATGTTGGCAGAGCTGCAGAAGGCTTTTCCAAAACATGGTGGCCTCATTTGTATCGTGTGCGAGTCAAAGGCATCACAGATGCACAAGAATACAGAGACATTCTGGGCGACAAAGACGAAAACACATCACTGAAATCTCGTGACAAAGAATTAGAAATCAATCAAGCCATTCTTGATCAAGCAGAAGCAGATGCACCACAGTCAGGCTACAACACCAAACCGTTACATGTGATGCCCACAGACGAAGAAGGCCGAGTGGCACTGGTCACTGTGGACGAAGACATGCTCACAGACACAGGACACATTTCCATGGATGCTGTGTATGACACACCCACTGCCAACGGATATGTGGAAGGCTATCTCACAGGAGATGCCATACCAGCCAATGGTGAAACCTATTCATTTGGCACTGCATTTCCTGCCAATCCCATCGAAGGCATGTTCTTTCTTAGAACAGATTATGCACCCAACAGACTGTTTAGATTTGATGGCAGAAGATTTGTGAGAATAGAAGACGGAGTGAGAATGAACATGTCAAACACCAGCA